AAAGAGTGGAAAAATTAAAAAAAGATATGGAGGATAAGAATGAGGGTTACTTTTTATAAGTAACTCACCACTCCTTTCATGAGAATGCTATTTATAGTATTCTTTTTTTTGTCGTTTCTTTATAAAGCAAAACAAGCAGGCGTAGTCTGTTATTTTATATTATATATATATTATTATTAAAAGAATATTTATAACACAGTGAGTAGGCTTTATTTGCTTCTCATTGTACGATTAAGATAAAAAATAAAATAAACTATTAGAATTTGTTAAAAAGGTCTTTCGAATAATAATATATATATAATATTTTTTAAGCTTTCTGCGGTTGCTTTTTACTAACTTAAAAAACTTATAAAACCAAAAAAAATAATAAAAAAAAGTTTTTTTAACAGAATATTTACAAATGATTTTTTATATGTTATTATAAAAGATGTAAAAGGAGGAAAGTTTATATGCCAGAAGAAGAAAAAGCGGTAAGCGAGATACAAAGTTTAGTAACTGATATGTCTAACGCCTTAGAAAAATACGAAGAATTGAAAACTATTGATTTTGGTTTATTTTTTAAAGACGGAAGAATATCCTTTTTGAATTTAGATGCTTTAAAAAGTAGTATTGATAAGCAAAATAAAGAAAAAGAAGAAACAAAATAAAAGAAAAAAGTAAAAACATTTGACAAAAAGAAAACAGTATGTTATAATATTAATATACTAAATTAAGGAGGAAACAAAAAATGGCAGAAAAGAAAACATTTAAACAAATGGTAAACAAAGTTACTCTACAAGGGTTACTAATGGAAAATACCTTAGAAAAAAAGGTTGATTCAAAAGGGAGGAACTATTTATCTGGTTCATTACATATAATGACTTCAGATGATTGCATTGTTCCAGCAGATGTATTCACTTATGAAATTAAAAATTCTGGTGATAGAAATCCACTATATGAAAGATTAGAAAAATTATTAGATTTTCCTACAGCGGCTACGGTTGGATTAGCTAAAGCACCTAGAATATCTATTACTGGGGCGAGAATAGAAGATAATAGTTTTTATTCAGATAGAGATGGGAAAATTGCGAATAATTGGAGAGTGGGCGCAGCTTTTGTTAATTCAGCAGCACTTGATGCTAAAGAAGTTAATGAGTTTGAAATTGAAGGTGTAGTATCTTCAATAAAAGAAGTTATAGGTAAGGATGGAGAATCTACTGGAGGATACAACTTAAAATTGTTAAACGTTGGTTATGGAAACAGAATTAATGAAGTAACATTACGTTTTGATGATAAAGAGGCTATTGAATATATTACGAATACTTATAATATAGGAGACTTAGCAACACTATGTGGGACAATTATTTATGAACAAAGAGAAGTTACTAAAGAAAGACCTACAAGTTTTGGTAAACCAGTTATTCAAACATATACAAATACAACTAGATTATTAAAAATTACAGCTGGAACCGAACCTATCACTGCAGATGAACATGAAAACAAAATAAAAGAGCTACAATCATTAGTTGTAGAAAAAAATAAAGAATTAGAAGAAAAGTTTAAAGCACGTCAACAAAATGTTGCGCAAACAAAAGCAACTAGTGTAAATAACTTACAATTCTAGAAGGAGGAAAACAAATGGCAATAAATCTATTAGAAGTAGAAGCACATAAAGTGAAAGCTGGAGTTCAAGGTAAAATGTTTTTTATCTATGGTGGACCTAAGACAGGGAAAACAACTATAGCTTGTTCATTTAACAAACCTTTAATGTTAGCCTTTGAGGCCGGATATAATTTAATAGACGGTATCAAAGCTATTAACGTAACAAGTTGGATTGATATGAAAAATTATGTTAAGCAATTAGCAAAATCAGATGTAAGAGCTACATATGATACAATAATTATTGATACAGTAGGATTAATGTGGTCCGCGTGTACAAAATTTATTAAAGTTCAAAAAGATATAGAAGATATTGGAGACTTAGGATTTGGAAAAGGCCACAGAGCGGTAAAAGATGAATTTGAAGAAGTAATTAATTTACTAGGAAGACAAGGGTATACCATAATATTTATTTCTCACGCGGAGAAAAAAGATTATACGGATGACCTAGGTACAAATCATTCAGGTATTACACCAGCGATAGATAAAAGACCTAAAGAAATTATTTCAGGGCTTGTAGATGTACAAATGTATGTTTGCCAAGAACAAGATAAAGATGGTAATAATGTACCTGTTGCTTATTTAAGAGGCGGACAGTTTGGAGATATTGAAATTGAAGCTGGATCAAGATACAAAGATGGATTACCACCTAAAATATTATTCTCTTATGACGAATTAGTTAAAGCTATTCAAAGTGCAGACGAAGCTATGCTTTCATCAGGAGTAAAGATTTCAGTAGAAAACAAAACTATATTAGAATCTGTTGATGAAATTAAAGTAGTAGAAAAACGTTCTTTTTCAGAACTTTATAAAGAAGCAATGGAAAGCATTAATACAATAAGAGAAAGAATAGAAGGTGGAGAAGAAGAATTGCAATTTAAACTAATTGAAATTATAGAAGGATATTTAGGCGCAGGTAAAAAGATTTCAGAAGCAACTCCAGCTCAACAAGAACTAGTAGAAGCAGCTCTTAAAGATATAAAAGAATTATAAGGAGATAAGATTGTTATGGCAGAGAAACCAGTAAAATGCAAATATTGCGGCGAATATCTTTTTCGCTCAAAAGAAGAGTATGTAAAGGTATCTAATCGCTATGCCCATCAAAAATGTTTCGAAATTTATTCTCAAGAGGCAACAGATTTTAAAAGAATAACTGATTTAGTTAAAAATCTTTACAAAGGGAACCAGCCAAATTGGAGAATAATAGGAACACAACTTAAGAAATATAAACAAGAAGGAATGACGTACAAAGGAATATATTATACTCTAATTTATTTCTTTGAAATCAAAAAGAATGATATAACAAAATCGGCTGGAATAGGTATAGTACCTTATCAATATAAAAAAGCAGAGCAATATTATCGTTATGTTAACAATATAAGAACTCAAGCAGCTCGGTTAGAGCAACAAGATTTAAATATCGTAACAACAGAAGAGATAGTAATGATAAATCAAAAAATACCAGAAAAACAGCTTATAGATTTTAAGTATTAGAAAGGTGTAAATTTATGTATAATAAACACGCAATTGAAAAAGTACTGGGTGCAATTTACAAAGATAATGATTTATTAATATCTTCAGAGTACCCTTTTAGATTAAAAGATTTTAGTCAAAAACAATATCAAGCGATATATTCTGCAATGTATAATTTATACTTGTTAGGAAATAACGCAATAGATATATCTGATATAACTGGATATTTTCAACAACAACCACAAATGTATGCTAAATTTGTTGGGGATGGCGGAATGGATATATTATATTCAATTTGTAATGATACAAAAGAGTTTAATTTACCATACAATTATTCCACAATAAAAAAGTATTCTTTAATGAACGATTTTTCTGAAGCTGGAATAAATATTACTGATTTATATGATATAAGTCTTTCTGCAAACGAATTAGAAAAGCAATTAAACAAGTTTAATGAAATGTCAGTAGAAGACATATTTAAGTACTATTCTTTAAAACTCAATAACATTCAAGAAGAATATAATAATATATTGACAAAAAGCTGTAAATTTGCAGGAGAAGATATAGAAGAAGTTTACAAACAACTTCAAAGCATTCCAGAAGTAGGACTTCCTTTAGAAGGGGATATTTATAATACTGTAACCAGGGGCGCTAGACTTAAAAAATTATATATTAATTCAAGTGTATCTGGTGGTGGAAAAAGTAGGACTATGGTAGGTAACGCATGTCACTTGGCAGTGCCTATGTTTTTTGACATGGAGACTAATGAATGGATAAATACGGGTTTGAATAACAAGGTTTTATTTATCACAACAGAATTGGAACATGGAGAAGTACAAACTTTAATGTTAGCCTATTTGTCAGGAGTAGACGAAGATAAAATATTAAACAATAAATTAAATATTGAAGAAAAAACTAGAGTGGAAGAAGCAGTAGAATATATTAAAGAGTATAATAACCTTATAATAGAATTTATGCCTAATCCAAACATTCCAACAATATCTACAGTAGTTAAAAAACATGTATTGCAAAATGATGTTAGATATTTATTTTATGATTATATACATATCTCTTCTGGGTTAACTAGTAATAGAGATAGAAATACTAGAGATGATGTTATT